GCAACGATACTGATAAGAGAGCTGTTGAAATCAACGCTGCGAATGTCGATGCGAATGTGCTTCATATTACTGCTGATGCTGTAACAACGGCGAAGGTAATTAATATTTCAGCAGACGCCTTAACAACTGGTAACGCAGTCAAAGTTAATGATGACTCATCAAATACAGGAACAAGACAAACCGCACTAATAGTTCAGAATAATGCCGCGGCAATTAACGCCACTGCGCTACATGTTCAATCGGATGGTGGCATTACAGGAGTCGAGTTAGACAAGAACTACTCAGATACTACCGCAGCTACAGTAACTGGTCTGAGTATTGATTTTGATAAGACTGGCGCCAGCACGTCAAACAACACCATGTACGGTCTCAATATTGACATGGACAACACCACGGCCACCAATGGCAACAACTATATGTATGGTTTACACGTTACCCCAACGCTTACACATGCCGCTGATGCTGGTGGAGCCTTTGTATACGGTGCGCTTATTAATGCACAAGGCGGAACAAACGGCAGCAGTCTCATCACAGGCACAAGAATCGAAGCTGGCGGCGGCGATTTCAACTACGGACTCCAGCTTGATGTTGAGGATGGTGGTGTCGATCTTAGAATTGAAAGCTCAGCCGATAGTGGCGATTATTTCCAAATTCAAACCACCACCCATGGTGCAACCACAATTACAACGGTTGATGATGATGCCGCTGCAGCTGATCTTACCTTTACTATTGATGGAGATATTATTTTAGGCCCTGCAGGGGGCGATGTTCTTCCGGATAGTGATAATGCTAGGAACCTTGGATCTGCCGCGAAACGCTGGGCAAACGTATACACTGGCGACCTACACCTTAGAAATGATCGCGGCGATTGGACAATTGTTGAGGAAGAAGATTATTTATGTGTAATTAATAATAAGACAGGTAAGAAATTTAAAATGAACCTGATTCCACTGGAGGACGATGAATAATGCCAATTTCTGGATCAACCACAATTGAAATTGTAGGTGCTGGGTATTTTGGAAGTACTCTAAATATAACAGGCGCTGTGAGTGGCGCTAGTACGGTTTCGTGTGTTGGGGCAATTACGACTGCTGGGGGACTAAATCTTCAAGGTACTGGAATTACAAATGTTGGCACTATTGCCGGCCTTACTAATATCTCTGGTTCCGGTACTTTTCAATCAGTCGGCGCCGCAACTTTTGGCACCACTATAGCGGCTACTGGCTCTATTTCTGGTTCAAGCACGCTTTCTTGTGTTGGTGCTATCACAACGGCCGGCGGACTTAATCTTCAAGATACTGGAATTACAAATGCTGGTGCTATTGCCGGCGCAACAGATATTACTGCTACTGGTGATTTAACTATAACCGGCGATGCTCATACACTGCAATCTGCAAATTCAACAGATCCGCTGGTTATCATCAAAAACACCAATAGCGATGCTAATGGTGCTCGTTTAAGGTTCGTTAAAGATAAAGGCGCCGCAGGCGCGGCCAACGATGTAGCTGGAATAATTGAATTTTATGCAGACGATGCTAGTCAAGATCAGGTATTGTTTAGTGAAATCAAATCTCAAGTTGCGGTTCACACAAACGGCCAGGAAGGAGGAAAGCTAACTTTATCCGTTGCTTCTCACGATGGCGAGACACAACCAGGACTAGTGATCACTGATGGCTCAGCAGAAGACGAGGTTGATGTAACGATAGGAAACGGTGCTGACTCTCTTGTGACAATTGCTGGCGATCTAGATATACCCAATGGCGGCTTTGCACTGGGCTCCGATGCGGATGGAGATATATACTACCGTAATTCTAACAACCTTCAAAGGCTAGCAAAAGGGTCTGATTCTCAAGTTTTAACCCTTGCTAGTGGAGTTCCATCGTGGGCGGACGCTTCTGCTGGAAACACCTTTACAAACTTGTCAGGCTCCGGTACATTGCAGGCTGTCGGTGCGACTACTTTTGGAAGTACACTAAACGTATCTGGCAACGTCACCTTTGGCCTTGATGACACTGGTGTTGATGTTAGAATCTACAGCGCCACCACTAACGAGGGTGTCCTTTATGATGCGTCAGAGGATGAGCTAGCGCTTCTACTTACAACCAAATTGAAGTTTCACGATGTTGGTGGCGGAGAAGAGATCTATGCCTCCTCAAACGGACACCTTGAGATTAATGCGGGCACAACGCTTGACATGACGGCCCCAACAGTCGATATAAATGCATCAACAGCTGTTACGATTGATGGGCCTTCTGTCGTTATCGCCAGCTCAACCTCTGAGAAGCCTAGTGTTGAGATTAAAAATACAAATGCTGATGCCAACGGCCCCGCACTACAGTTCACTAAAAACGGCACCAGTGTGGCCGATAACGATGTCGTTGGAAATATAGCGTTTGTTAGCGAAGACGATGGTGATAATGTTCATATGTATGCTGCGGTCGTTGGCAAGATCTCTGATATGACAGGCGGCGCCGAAGGTGGCACATTAGAGTTTAAAGTCGCAGAGCATGACGGCACAGTTACCACTGGTCTCAAACTGCAAGACGGTAATGCAGACGGCGAAATCGATGTAACTATTGGTGCAGGCGCCGACTCCCTTACTACAATTGCAGGCGACTTAGATATACCAAATGGCGGGTTTGCTTTAGGTTCCGATGCTGACGGGGATATATATTATCGTAATTCTAACAATCTTCAAAGGTTGGCAAAGGGAGACGACGATCAAGTTTTGACCCTTGCTAGCGGTGTTCCAACGTGGGCGGCCGCAAGCGCTGGAAGTACTTTCACAAATCTATCAGGGTCAGGTACGTTACAAGCTGTTGGCGCGGTTACGTTTGGAAACACATTGAATGTATCTGGAAATGCAACTCTTGCCGGCACGACGAGCGCCCAAGGCGTAACTTTTACAAACGCATCTGGCTCTGGCACTTTAGAAGTTGTAGGCAATGCATTTTTTGGTGCAGCTGTTAATGTTACCGGAGCCGTTTCGTTGGCTGCTGGTGATGGAGCACTTCAGTTTACAAAAGCGGGAGAAAACTCTATCAAAATCCCAGACAATCAGGGAAGCGCACTTGTAGTCGAAGAAGCTAATAACGCTTACATGACGTTTGATACGACAAACTCTAGTGAAAGGATCAAACTAAGCCAACACACAACTATCATAGACGACAAGAAGCTCTATTTCGGCACCGGTGAAGACTGGTCAATTGAGTACGATGAGGACGGTGATGATGCTCTTAAGATGGCCGGTACCACTTTTGAGATGAACGCTGAGACTGTTACTTTTACAGCGGAAACTTCAACCGATCCTTTAGTTATAATTAAGAACTATACCAATGACGCGAACGGTGCCCGACTAAGATTTGTTAAAGACAAGGGCGCTGCTGGTGCAGCAAATGATGTTGCGGGTATTATCGAATTCTACGCAGATGATGCAAACCAAGATCAAGTAAAATTCTCTGAAATCAAGTCGCAGGTCAAAGTTCACACTAATGGCCAGGAAGGTGGTAAGTTAACTATATCAGTTGCTGAGAACGATGGCACCTCTACTGCTGGATTGGTAATTCAAGATGGTGACGCTGATGGTGAGCTTGATGTGACAATTGGCGCAGGTGCCGCATCGGTAGTGAGCGCTCCCGGTTTTGTTTCTGGTACTGTGGGACTTAAGGGATTAGCGCTAACAGTTGGTGGTGCCGGAAATAGAGGGTTCGATGAAGATGCCCAGCTTTCATGTAATGGCATTAATGTTAATAACGGAGGTATTTCAAACGTAGGGGCACTAGCTGGTGTTACAAATCTATCAGGGTCTGGCACGCTACAAGCTGTTGGAAATGCTTTCATGGGTGCAGCCTTAAACGTTACCGGAAACGCTACAGTTAATGGCTCGTCTACTTTACAAGGCGTAACTTTCACAAACGCTTCAGGTTCGGGTACGCTTGAGGTCGTTGGCCACGCATTTTACAATGCTGATGTTAGAGCTAGCGGCTCTGTGTTAGCCACCACAAGCTTAAAAACTCCTCTTATTGAGTATACTGATGGCGATGATGCTATTACGATTGGCGATGGCGGAACTGTCACATTCTCAAATACGGTCAAGCTTGTCGATGATAAAACTCTGATTTTCGGCTCTAATGATGATTGGACTATTGAATATGACGAGGATGGCACCAATGATCTAAAGATGGCCGGTACCTCTTTAACAGTAACCGCCGATACAGCTACATTTCAATCGACAAACGCGGAAGATCCTTTATTTATAATCAAGAACACGTCTAACGACGCTACCGGCCCCAGACTTCGTTTTGTTATGGATAAAGGTGCTGCCGGCGCCGCAAACGACGTCGCAGGAAAAATTGAGTTCTTCGCTGATGATGCAAGTGAACACAATATATGTTTTGCAGCTATTACTGGATCGGTTGCCGTCCATACGAATGGCCAAGAAGGTGGTAAGTTAACTCTATCTGTTGCTTCGCACGATGGGGAGACTCAACCAGGGCTCGTTATTACAGATGGAGATGTCGAAGATGAGGTAGACGCAACAATTGGTAATGGTGCGGCTTCTACCACAACGGTCGCTGGTAATCTATCTGTTACTACTAACTCTTTTGTCGCTGGATATACTCACTATGACTCCAGCCCTGCTGACACTGTTGCTTCCGGAGTCACAGCCACGTTCACAGCAGGAGAAGATTTGGAAACTGGCGAATGCGTCTACTTTAAGTCCGATGGTAAGATGTGGAAAGCTGTCGCGACTGCTGTAGCAACAACGTCATGTGTTGCCATGGCCACGGCAGACATATCAGCTGATGCCACCGGCGTGTTCTTATTGAAAGGCTTTTTGCGCGCAGACACTAATTTTCCAACTTGGACCGTTGGGGGCAGACTTTACACTCCCGAAGCTGAAACGTCTGGACACAACGTTCCCGAACAGACTGCACCCGATACAGATGGAGACTTTGTTCAGGTTATTGGATGGGCAGTTGATGGAAATACGATTTACTTCTGTCCCGATAGTACGATAATTGAGGTTGCGTAATGGCGTATGAGGGGGTTAATGGTGTTGCCGCCTCCAGCATTGAGGGAATTAATGGTGTTGCGAAAAGCAACATTGAGGGAATTAATGGCGCCACAACGCCCGCTGCAGGCAGCACTTGGCGCGTGGCTATAGCATGCGGCGCCAGCGGAGAATATTGGTGGAATACGGGATCCCTCGACAATGTTGGTCACTGGCATCTGGTGGACTTGGGAAGCAGCGTACATCGCGATGTTGCCTGGGGATACGATTCGGCTGGCAACGAGGCTTGGACTATGGCCGCCAGTCAAACCGCGCGCCCTCTTCGGGTAGCGGTTTCTGATGGATCTGATAACTGGGTGCCATCTGGGAGTGATAACTGGGAAGACGTTGATCCACAAGGCATCTATGATTTCCCCACATACGGGTATAGCACTCATCATCATGTTAATGCAGGCGCCACATCTGCATCATGGACGGTGGCAGGCGCCAATAATTCCTGTTATGCGTATTATGTTTCAGGATCTATGACAGACACTGCTAATTGGAATACAGTATATAGAGGATTTGATGCTAGTGGTACCAATAGTTTTGTCCGAGGCCCAGTATCAAACGGAAGCGGTAGTGCAGCTGATGGTGTTTATGTTCTCACCGTTGGTAACGACGGAGGAGATATGTGGGTGAACCACAGTGGCGGTATGGGTCACGGTGATTCTCCAGGCGCCGAATGGGAATTGACATATGATGACGCCGGAACCAATAAACAAAAATCCAATATCGGCTATGGCGCTGGCAAATGGGTAGCGACATCGGTCGCCACCAACAAAGATAATTTAACATCCAGCAACACTGTCGACGGCGGGAAGGGTATGGATTGGGGCCCCTTTTACGGCGCCGGAACCAATCGTGCAATGAATGGCGTTGCTACGGACATGTCTGGTAACTGGATCACGGTGGGTGATTCTGGCTATGTTTGGACTAGTGATGACAATGCTGAAAGTTGGACTGAATCTCGCGCCGTGAGCGTGGATGGCGGCACTACATATAGGACGATGAAGGACGTAGCATGCGACAACAATGGTAGCTGGGTAGCTGTCGGAGACCGCTCCTTCTATGTTAGTACCAACAACGGAGGTACGTGGACCTCATTCGATATTTCCGCAACCACCAACAGAACATATCATGCGATCGCCTTTAACGTGCACAATACTTCACAGTAGGAAATAACAAATGTCATTCACTAGCGAAAAATTGATTGAAATATTAAACGACGCCTTCTATGACTACACCGAAGACACAACTGATGAATGGTTGCAGTTTTCTTTGTCGCGACCAAACAATACTGAATTAGAATTTAATAGATTGATGAAAGAGCGCTCGGTGAGCGACGAGCAGATAGCACAGCTAAAAAGTGCTCACCAACCGGACTTAAGCCTTTCAGTAGCAGAAGTTTTAGAATATTTTATTGGGGTGCTGGATGGTGAAAAGTGGACTGCAGAATACGCCGCATCTCTACGTGCAGACTACGATTAATATATTTGCTTTTTCGCATGAGGAATACTATTTATTTTGAATTAGTATTTTTTTAGGAGCACCTGCATGTCTAGTTTATTAAAAGAAGCTATTGTTGACGCAAAAGCACTCAGAGAGGCCGCCATGAAAAATGCCGAGGCTTCTATTATTGAAAAATATTCTGACGAAGTTCGTCAAACATTACAACAGCTTATTGAGCAAGATGAGCTTGGCGGTGAACTTGACGCCGGCACCACTGCAGATCCTTTGGCTGATGATCCTTTGGCATCGCCCGAGATAGACCCTTTGGCCGATGAAGCAGAACAAGAAGAAGTGGCTGAAGATATTCCGCTAGCTGCTATTGATAATTTAAGCAACAAAGACGGTACAGGCTTTAATAATCTGCCGGCAGAGGGAGAGAATGTTGAAGTAAATATTAATTTGGATGCAATTCAGGAAGCCATTCAGGCTCTTGAGTCTGAAATAACAGAACAGGAAGAGCTTGAGCTTGAATTAAACGAAAATGATATTTTGAATATTCTATCCGAAGACGAAGCGGAAGATGTCAGCGGCGAAACTGCAGGTGAGGAACAGGCGGAATTGGAAACTGCTGAGTCTAAAGAATTTGAAGACTCTGAAGATGGTGGTATGGATGAGCAACTTGATGTTGATTCTATATCAGATGCGATTATGGAAAAGCTCACTGTTGATATGGGCGCTGAATTATCTGGTTGGGCCGGCCGCTCCGATTATGATATGAGGTGGGAAATGGAAAAAGAACTAGCCCACCGCCGCAGTACAGAAGTGGCTGAAGAATTAGAAGTTATGAAGAAGGCTCAAGAAGAGTTGGTTTTTGAAAATAATCAACTCAAAGAGCAAAACAAACAATATAAGCAGGCAACAAATGAGTTGAAAGAAAGTTTACAAGATGTAAATCTTTCCAATGCTCGCCTGCTTTACACGAACCGTGTTTTGAGAAATACCTCCTTAAATGAGCGACAAAAAGATACAATTGTCGAAGCTATTTCGCGCGCCGGTTCAGTTACAGAAGCAAGAACAATTTTTGATACGCTTCAAAGCACAGCGCAGTCAACGCCTAAGCGCGGACCACAATCGCTGAGCGAAGCAATTAATCGTCGTTCTAGTTCATCTGTAATTCGCGCCTCTCGTAGCGAGAGGTCAGCCTCTGATCCTTTCCAAGAAAGGATGAAGAGACTAGCTGGAATAAAATAAACAAAAATCATTATATTATAAGGAGGTGATTTAAAAATGGCTGGTATTGTCGAAAGATTAACAGAAGGTATTGTTAATCGTGATATGCGTTCCGAAGGGCACGCATTAATTGAAAAGTGGCAGCGCACAGGGCTTCTAGAAGGCCTTGAAACAGAGCGCGGCAAAAACGGTATGGCTCGCCTGCTTGAGAATCAAGCAAAAGAGCTACTTCGCGAGAGTAGCGCAATGGCAAGTGGTGATGTTGAAGGTTTCGCAGCCGTCGCATTCCCCATCGTCCGTCGCGTTTTCGCAGGATTGATCGCTAACGATCTTGTTAGCGTTCAGCCCATGAGTCTTCCTAGTGGACTCATTTTCTTCCTGGATTTCACTACATCTACTGATGGTGGTGGTCTCCCACGTCTTGGATATGGCTCTACAGAAGAGTCGCTCTATGGTGGCGGCGTGGTTGGTTCGCAGTTAACTGGTGGTGTATCGCTAACCGGTGATAACGCTGAGGCAGGCCCTTATGCGTTAAATAACGGTTATGCTTCTGCTACTGGTTCAGCCCGACGTCTGGAGATGGCAGAGTTAACTATTGTTGCTTCTGGCGCAGTAAACTCTGTTGCAAGTGACTATCCTCAGCTTTCCACTAAGGATCAGGCTACTCTTGATAGCCTTTGCTCTTACGACCCAGACCTTTCTGGTACACTGGTTGTTGTTGCTGAGCAGACTGGTTCTTCTGATGGCAACTTTGAGCAGTTGGATATCAACAACCTTCCTGCTATTGCGCTCGGTTCTAACACTGAAACCGCAGTCACAGACAACGTCAAGCTTGTTCGTCGTTTGACTAGAATTTCTTCTGGTTCAACCGGACAGGATCCTTCAAATGCAAATTGGAAGATGACGCTGGTTTTCGCCCAAAAGAGTGGTTCTACGCCATTCGATAACGGCACGAACGGTATTGTTAGCACCTTAAGTGCATCAGCAGTTGAGATGGAACTCACGTTCCCAATCGATGATCAGTTCAACGCTTCTACAGCGCTTGGTTCTGTTGTCGGTGCGGCTACATGGGGACTGGAAGGCGAGCCTCGTATCCCAGAAATTGACATTAAAGTTGATTCTGTGGCTGTGACGGCTATGACCAAGAAGCTTAAGGCTAAGTGGACTCCAGAGTTAGGACAAGATCTTAACGCTTACCACAACCTTGATGCTGAGGTTGAGCTTACAAGTATTCTCTCTGAGCAGATTGCTCTTGAGATTGACCGCGAGATTCTTGCGGATCTTGTAACTTTAGCTACTGCTGGAACCTACTACTGGTCCCGTTCTCCCGGCTTGTTCGTGGAGCGTGAAACTGGTAAGGAAGTTGGTGCAAGCTCTGCTGCCCCTGACTTCACAGGTACAGTTAGTGAGTGGTATGAGACACTCGTTGAGACAATCAATGATGTTTCCGCCCAGATCCACAGAAAGACTCTTCGTGGTGGAGCTAACTTCGTCGTCTGCGGACCCGAAGTTGCTAACGTCCTTGAGTTTACTGCCGGATTCCGTGCAAGTGTCACAGCTGATGACGATAAGGGCTCCATTGGAGCTGTTAAGGTCGGAAGCCTTTCCAAGAAGTTTGACGTGATGGTAGACCCCTACTTCCCACGTTCGGTTGTCTTGGTTGGTCGTCGCGGATCTTCTTTCCTTGAAAGCGGATATGTGTACGCACCTTATGTGCCACTGCAGACCACACCCACTATCTTTGGGCCAGACGACTTCGTGCCCCGTAAGGGAGTCATGACTCGTTACGCCAAGAAGATGGTTCGTCCCGATATGTACGGTCTAGTTATCGTTCGCGGACTCCTTGGTGAGGCTGGAGCCACTAGCTAAACCCTAGTCGCAAAATAAATGTAAAGCCCCTGTCGATTGGCAGGGGCTTTCGTTTACCTAAAACTACTTATAGGTGAACGACAGTTCACACCAAAGTTACTGGGCAGTCATTAAACGTTGAACTGCCCCCTAGTATTGCTGAAATAAACCAGTACAGGGACATGATTATAAAAGGAGGGTTTTTAACTATGGGAACAAAAAGAATAGGACTCGCGAGAGTTGAGAAATTATTAGAAAACTTAAAGAGAGAGATTGATTGGGGAACATCATCTTCTTTTGAAAATGGCCCAATGCTACGAAAAAAGGCCGGCTCTGCTGGAGATCAAGGTGACACATCACTTATCATAGGAAAAAATGGAGCCGCAGCTGGACTTACTGCAGACCCATTTCAAGAGTCATCCACACAGCTTTTTCCACTGGGTACAAAGCTAATATACAATGATAGAACTTTTAGATACGCAAAGATGGGCGGCTCTAACGTCACCGCTGGTAAAGTTGTTCAGGCCGCAGCCGAGCTAGGTAGCGCTGGAGATCACCAAGATTTGGGAATGGCTTCTGGCACGACCGCTGCAGCTGGGGTTACGGTAATATCGATTGACACGGCTGAGACCGACCTTACTGCAAACCAATATGCAGAAGGCTATCTTTATGTCAATGACGGGACCGGCCAAGGTCAGTGCTTTAGAATTAAGTCTCACCCAGCCCACGATCATTCGGACGATGCCACTGTTGTGATCACTCTTCATGATAAGGTTGTGACAGCTCTTGCTCAGGCTAATTCAAAGCTTACCCTTTCTCAGAATCCGTATGGGGGAATGATTGTTGCTCCTCACACTGAGACAGGAGCTGCTCTTGGCGTTACGACTATTGATATGACAGCCAGTTATTATGGCTGGATCCAGACTGGAGGTCCCGCAGCCGTATTGACATCGGGCACGCTTGTTATTGGAAACAATGCATGTAGAGCACTAGCCACCCTGGACGGTGCAGTACTGCCACAGGTGGATGCCGGCGTTAACCCGGTTCTCGGCTGGGTTATGGTAGTTAATGCTAATACAGATTATTCTTTAATTTGGCTTACGATTGAGTAGCGTGCTACATCTTATCAACTAATATTTAAGCCCTCTTCTTCGGAAGGGGGTTTTTTTTGAAAATGTCGATCTGCCAAATTTTTTCGCCGGTAAATTTTTGAGATTTTTGCTTTTTTATACTAGTTACTATACAAAAAAGGAGTTTTTTATGGGCAAGAAAAGAAGATTAAAATCTGCCAAAGTTAAGTTTGCAGCTAAGCACAAACACCACCCCAGAGCACGCTTTTTGGCTCAGCTGCAGGAACAGACGCAAGAAACATCAGAACCAGAGATTGTTCAAGAAATAGAGACGGTCTCAATAAAGCATGAAGTCGAAAAACCAACCCCAGAAATTGTTTTAAAAGAAGAAGCACCCAAGCCTGTTGTTAAAGTTAAAGCTGCTCCCGCAAAAGCTAAAAAAACAACAGCACCTAGAAAAAGAAAAGCTACTACGCCAAGAAAAAGAACAACAAAAAAGAAAACAACTAGTGCGGTAGTTTAAAATAACGCGATCTTTATAAAAGGACCCTCAGCTTGCCTGGGGGTTTTGTTTTATCAGAACTAATTATAGCAGGAGAATCGTATACATGCCAACAGACTTGAATCCACGCTCAGAAACCAGTGCAGTTATATTGCCCTCAACTGGCGCCGCCGGCGCTTCGTCAGAACAACTTCGCGCTGAGGCGGGAGAAGTGCTAATCCAGGCCTGCCCCTTTGGTGCATATACCGGCTCTTTAGATTTTGTTACCGGAGCTTCCATGCAGGTAAACTATGTTTATAAAAAACTAGGGGGCGATGTTGTTGACATTGAATTGACTGTTTCTAATATTTATGCTGCATATGAAGAAGCGTGTTTAGAATATTCATACATTATCAATCTTCATCAAAGCAAAAATTCACTTTCTAGTATGTTAGGTCATGTAACTGGAACTTTTGACTATGAAGGGCGTCTAAAGAGTGAACTTTCTGGTACGGGCACTCCTCAAATAGCGCTTAGATACCCAAAAATCCAGCTTGCGGCCGCAAAAAGAGTTGGAGACGGCATGTCCACTGTTGCGGGATTTGGAGGCTCTATAAGAGAGTATTCTTGTTCTTTTTCGCCATCTACCGATCAACAAGATTATGATTTACAAAAAGTTATTGAAGATGCCTCCGCATCTGGAGAAGATGACGGTGGCAATGACATTGATTTTTCTGGAAAAGTTTCTGAAAACCAAAGAGCAATAATAACCAAAGTATATTTTATGTCCCCGCGAGCAATGTGGCGCTTTTATGGATATTATGGTGGCGTGGGAGTAGTGGGTAATTATTCTACCTATGGACAATTTGCAGATGACTCAACTTTTGAGATTATCCCTACATGGCAAAACAAAATGCAAGCGATCATGTACGAAGATTCCATCTATACAAGAACCTCTCATTATTCGTATGAATTAATAAATAACCGATTGAGATTGTATCCGACACCCAGTTACTGGTCTATGCAGTTAGATCGGATATGGTTTAGATTTTACGTAGAAGATGCTCCTTGGAAAGAGGCAGATGGATATCATGATGGCACTTTGGGTGTTAATAACATGAATACGTTGCCGTTTGAGAACATTAGATATGAAAATATCAATTCAATGGGCAAGCAGTGGATTCGAAAATATTCACTTGCATTATGTAAGGAAATGTTGGGTCAAATCCGCGGTAAATTTACAACTATTCCGATTCCAGGCGAAAGTGTGACATTAAATCATTCAGAATTGTTGTCACAAGCAAAAGAAGAGCAGCAACAATTAAAAGACAAGCTGGCAGAAACACTTAAAGAGATGGAATACACTGAATTGGTTAAAAACGACAGCGAACGAGCAGAAGCTACGGCAACAACGTTTAAAAATTCTCCATTGCCAATATTTGTGGGGTAATAAACGATGTCAGATAAGTGGAAAGCACCAAAGACCCTCCCGCCACCATTATTTCTTGGCAAAAAAGAAAGAGATCTTGTTAAACAAGTAAATGATGAGTTAATTGAAAAAGTTGTTGGGCAGCAAATTTTATATTATCCAATTGATATGGACACAACTGATTTTCATGAGTTATACGGCGAGGCAATTGAGAAAACTTATTTGCCTCCAATTAGAATATATGCTTTAGTAGAATTTACCGACTTTTCAACAGAATATATGGAAAGTGCGGGAATCGATAAAACTTGGGAGATTAATGTTCATTTTCACAAAAGAAGATTAGAAGAAGATCAAGATATGTACGTCCGAGAAGGTGATTTTGTTTTATATGGAGATTTTTATTACGAGATAGTTAAACTATCAGAACCAAAAAAGCTATTTGGTCAAGTGGACCACGCTTTTGAAATTTCTGCACGTTGCAGAAGAGCAAGAAAAGGACTTTTTGATGCTACCTAATAATTTTGATTTTGCGATGCTACCCTCTGGATCATCGCAACATACGCTTAAAGAGCTTGGCATGGCGGCTTCTTCAATAGAAACGATTGATTACGCAATAGTTTCTTGGCTCCGAAAAGATTTAAACTTACAAGCAAGGACCAATGAAGGATATATAGATGTTCCTGTGTTGTGGCAAACTCCGGAACGAGCTTATCAAGTGAAAAATGATCGGACCCTTCGTGACGATGCTGGGGCCCTCAAATTGCCTCTTATGAGTATTGAAAGAACTGCTATAACAAAAGATCCGGCTAAGAAAGGATCTTTTCAGGCGCACTATTATGATTCAAAAATGAAAAACGGCCGTTCTGGACGTTGGGTGATCGCTAAACGCATTGTGGAAGATAAAACCAACAATTTTGCCATAGCGTCCGCCACCAGAGGCGAACAAGAATCTGGCGCAACCAAACAACGATATTATCCGAGAGTAAACAAAAAAATAGTTATACAAAGTTTGTCTGTACCCATCCCAGTGTATATCAACGTTTCATACAAAATAGCGATTAAGACTGAGTACCAAGAACAAATGAACAGCCTTGTCCAGCCGTTCATCGCAAGGACTGGGCAAATTAATGCATTCACTATGAAAAGAAATGGTCATCTATATGAAGCATTTATTGATCAAGGCTTTGCACATACAAATAATGTCAACAACCTATCAGAGGACACTAGAATGTTTTCCACAGAGGTCACAATTAATGTGCTAGGATATTTGATCGGCGAAGGGGAAAACGATGATCGTCCAATTGTTAGAGTTGAAGAAAATACGGTTGAGTTAACTTTTCCGCAAGAGCGCATAGCGGCGCCAGGAAGTCCAAACATATTCGGTGACACAATTTGAAGTTTTTAATTATTTTTTTTATCACTTCCTGAACTGTCTTTTAGAGACTTTTGAATTTAAAAATACTATTTAATTAATGATTGCTCTACCATTTGCGAGTTTTTTATAAGAGGAAACCAATATGTCAGTAACAAGTTTTAAGTTTGTATCTCCTGGAGTGTTTATTAACGAAATTGACAACTCCTTTATCCCAAAATCGGCCGATTCAATTGGCCCCGTTGTCATTGGGCGCGCCTCGCGTGGCCTTGCCATGCAACCAGTAACTGTAGAATCTTACTCCGATTTTGTTACAATGTTTGGCGATACGGTCCCCGGCAGCGGCGGTGGCGAGGTTTATCGCGACGGTAATCTTGCATCTCCTATGTATGGAACTTATGCTGCAAAAGCTTTTTTGAATGCGAATGTTGCTCCTCTTACTTATATCCGCCTTCTTGGTCAGGAAAATTATACGACCAATGGAACCACCGGTGACGCTGGTTGGAAGACAGCGAAGACCGCTAATCACGATCACTTTGAGAACGGCGGTGCTTATGGTATGTTCATTTTTCACTCTGGCGCCGCTATTAACTGTGACACTGGTAGTCTTGCGGCTGTTTGGTATCTAGATGTTGGCTCCATTGCTTTAAGTGGCGCTGTGCGTGGTGGCTTGCGACACACGGCTATAAATAACTTTACAACAGCATCTACTGGTGTTGTTATTGGTTCTGGAACTGACGACAGTTTGTGGACAGTGGTGGTTAGCGGATCTGGAGTCGGAGAAGAAAAAATCAAGTTCAATTTTGATGATACTTCTGAGAACTACATTCGTAAGAAGTTTAATACAAACCCACATTTAGGTAATCAGAATGCCTCTAGTTTCTACCCCGCAGCTTCAGAGAAGCATTATTTCCTTGGTGAGAGTTATGAGCAATTTCTTAGAGATCAAATAGATGAGAATGGCTCGTCACTACTAACGGGATCCCAAGCTGTTATTTTAGCACTTCAAAACAGCTCTGGTGCTGGCTTGCACGCAGTCAAGCAGGAATCAAGAGAGGCTGTTGCAGGTTGGTTTATTGGTCAGGATCTGGGAGCTGCATCCTCGTATGTTCCCTTTAATGCACAAAAGCTTTTTCGACTCAAAGGAAGAGGACACGGCGAGTGGCTTCATAAGAATTGTAAGGTTTCAATTGAAAAGATCAGACAGTCGGTTTCTAGAACAACTGATTACGGTACTTTTTCACTTGTTATTCGCGATATAAAAGACAGCGACAACAACGTTATAGTTTTAGAGCGCTTTGATAACTTAAATCTTGATCCAACTTCTGCTAACTTTATTGCTAGAAGAATTGGCGATAAGTATTACAAGTGGGACACGACCCAGAAGAGGCTTAAGCAATACGGTGAGTACGACAACGAATCTAAGTTCGTATATATTGAAATGAATGCCGACGTTGAGGCTGGCGCAACTGACGCCACGCTCCTTCCCTTTGGCTACTACGGTGCACCTAAATTTACCGACGTTACTCAGCTTGTTAGTGGTACTTATTTTTATGGTGATGTGCCCGCCGGCCAAAGTTTGGAGGCAGTAGACAGTGCCTATATTACCGGTGGAGCCGGAATTCCATCATATGGTGCCGGGGGAACGCACTCAACAGTTATAGCAGGCGCTACATCTTGGCTTTCTGGTGGTACCATAATTGATACTTATAATGCAGCCACACTTAAAGGTGGTGGAGGCAACTTTACCGGCTCGCTACTGTTCCCAAGTCCAAGACTTCGCCTTTCTGCATCTGATGGAAACTTATCAGATCCCACAAAAGCTTACTTTGGCTTCCAGACAGGAAGAACAAGCGGTTCAACAATGGTGCAGGCCGGCATAGGCGATTTAGGTAGACTGCTATTTAAAGATTTCCCAGATGATCCAGTAAGCACTGGCTGGCGCGCCACAGCTGGCATAGACGCTTGGTCCGATATTTTCACGCTTGACAATGTTGTTAGTGGCTCAGATGGTAATTACTACAGCTCAGGCTCCCGCGCTCGCGAGGATTCACACACTACCGGATCGTACACAGACTTACTTGAAGATGGATATGATAGGTTTACGGCTCAATTTTGGGGCGGCTGGGATGGCTTTGACCTTTACAAGCCAGATCCTTTGTACAACGCAGGAATGTCAGCAGCTTCTACTGAAACAAGTGATTATGCATATTACACTTGGAAACGAGCAATTGATACAGTCTCCGATCCAGAATTTGTTAACATGAACTTGTTAACCGCGCCTGGATTAACTCTTGATGCGCTAACTTCTCACGCAGTTAACGTTTGTGAAGAGCGCGCTGATGCTATGGCTCTTATTGACTTGCCAAACGTATATCTTCCTTCACACGAACAGTACAAGAGTAGCAAGGCTGATAGGGTTGCAACAACCCCACTGCAAGCGGCAAAAGCTCTCAGAGACAGGCAGATTGACTCTAGCTATGGTGCAACTTTTTATCCATGGGTCCAATCAATAGATGCTAATTCTGGCGCCCGCCTTTGGATACCACCCTCTGTGGCAATCTTAGGAGTTCTCGCTAGCTCACAAGCTTCCACCCAGATTTGGTTTGCTCCTGCAGGATTTAATCGAGGAGGCCTAACAGATGGCGCCGCCGGTATCCCAGTTATTGGGGTTACCGAAAGATTAACTTCAAAAGATCGCGACGATCTTTATGAGAGCAATATTAATCCAATCGCATCGTTCCCATCTAGTGGAATTGTGCTTTTCGGACAGAAGACTCTTCAAGAAAGACAAAGTGCCCTTGACCGCATTAATGTGAGAAGGCTTGTTATTTACTTGAAGAAACAGATTTCAATCTTGGCCACCGAGGTTCTTTTTGAGCAGAATGTTTCCGCAACTTGGAACAGGTTTACATCTCTAATAGAGCCATTCTTAGTGAATGTTAAAACTGAATATGGTATTACCGATTACAGACTTATTCTTGACGACAGTACCACAACAGCCGATCTAATTGATCAGAACATTATGTATGCCAAGATTATGATTAAGCCCGCAAGAGCCATTGAGTATATTGCGATTGACTTCGTGATTGCATCTACGGGAGCATCGTTTGACGACTAAAAGCGGGGGATTTTCCCCCGCCTTACTACTTAATTTAGAATACATATAGGAGTTTCACAAAATGCCATTCTGGTCAACAAATTTCGGCGAAGATACCGCCTTAAAAGATCCAAAAAGAAAATTTAGATTTACAGTTGAATTTCAAGGAATTCAAGCCTCTCAGGGTGGCGCCATGGCGTGGTACGCCAAAACTGTTAGCAAGCCTTCATTTCAAATTGCTGCGTCTGAACACAAGTACTTGAATCATACATTTTATTACCCAGGTTCGGTAACTTGGCAAGATGTAGCTATAACATTGGTAGATCCTGTTGACCCCGATATGGCTGCGACTTTTGCTGATATTATTTCATTATCCGGCTATTCTCCTCCCACTGATGCGACCACCTTAAGCACAATGTCAAAAGCAAAGGCCGCAGGCGCCCTGGGAACAGTTATTATTACACAAATTGATTCAAACGGCGAAGCTCTTGAAAAGTGGACATTGTGGAACTCATTTATCACAGAATTAAAGTTTGGTGATTTAGAATATGGCGGTGACGACTTGACCGAAATGTCAGTCACTCTTAAGTATGACTGGGCTAGGGTTCAATCAAGCGCTGGTGGCTCTTCTGCAGTTGCTGGTTCTGGTGGAACCGATTTCTTTACCCCATAAACTAAAAAACTAACTACGACAAACAATAACAAAACGCGAGGTGTATATTGTCAAGAAATAAAGATCGCACGGGATCACGCTCCCGAGGCGAAAATATTCCGCCCAATGTGGGTAAGTCTTTGGCGGAACAAGGTAGTGATGGTGGGGGATTTTCATTCGTTGTACCCACTGAATTTGTAGACTTGCCCTCAATGGGGCGTTATTACCCAAAAAACCACCCTCTCCACATGCAGGATACTGTTGAAATTCGTCAGATGACGGCAAAAGAAGAGGATATTCTGACTTCCAGAACCCTTCTCAAAAAAGGAATTGCTCTTGATCGTGTGGTTTCAAACGTAATGGTTAATAGAGGAATTGATGTTGATTCTCTTTTGATAGGTGATAAAAATGCGATAATCATTGCGCTAAGAGTGTCAGGATACGGAAACGAGTATATAACAAAAACTACGTGTCCCCAGTGTGGCAATACTGACGAATATAATTTTGATTTAAATGATACAAAAATTTATCGTGGCGAAGACATGCACACGATGGACGTTGTCGATAACGAAGACGGCACATTTAATGTTATCCTTCCTAAGACACAATTAGATGTTACGTTTCGAGTTTTAACAGGAAGAGATGAAAAAGCAATTACCTATGGAATGGGAAGAAAAAAGAACGCTCCGGAAATGAATGTAACTAAACAACTTGCAAGCATTGTCGTAGCTGCAAACGGAAACGACAGTAGAGAAGCAGTCAATTATGTTGTACAAAATATACCATCCATGGACTCCAGACATTTAAGAACAGCATACCGTGTAACCGCCCCTAATATTGATCTTACTCAATATTATGATTGTAATGAATGCGGATATGAAGCGGAAATGGAGGTGCCGCTTTCTGCGAACTTTTTTTGGCCTGACCGATGAGTATATGGAAAACGTATACGAGGCGTTTTTCTTTTTAAAATATGCCGGCGGCTGGTCTTTTAGTGAGGCCTACAATCTTCCTATAGGGCTTAGAAAGTGGTTTGTTGAAAGACTTCTCCGACAATTAACTGCGGAAAAAGAAGCAATAGATGAAGCCTCTTCTGGCGGTAGCAAAAGCCAAACACTGAGTGTGCATAATCAGCCGGCAACCCCCCATCAATATACAGATAAGATAAATAAATAATTTATATAACTATTTACTATAAAATGCTGGGGGCCTATAAAAAGTGGCTAATAACGACGAAGAAAAAATAAAAGAACAGGCGTCCAAGCTCGAGGCCATGGAGGCGCTTCTCGAAGCAGAAAAAGAAAAAAACCGCAAGGTATCCCAAGAAGACATTAAGCTTATGGAGGACTACGCTGAGAAGCTAAAGGGTCTTGGAGATTCGGAGCGCGCCAGACTTACCCAAGCAGAGCATTCTAAAGCAATCGCCGAAGAAAAACTAAAAATGATTCAGCAAGAGCTGCAAGGCGCTACGAAGCTCTACGATGACGATTTAAAGCGCCTAGAAGTTGCTGAAAAACAAGTTAAAGTTGCTGACGAAAACATCAAGAAAGTCAAAGGCACAACTAAAGCCATTAAAGAAGGTGTTGCTGCCGCCACTGAATTGGGCGCAAATCTTGGAAGCGCCTTCGCTGCTTACGGAAAACACCAGTTTTTTAACACCGAAAATGCCACAAAGCTTTTTAAAGCTTTTAAAGGCGGCACAAAATCTATGGGCGCATTTATTGGAAGTTTAGCAACTGCCGGCATTACTTCTTTTATTGACACTATGATTCAACTCATATTTTTGGTTGATAGTTTTGAAAGCGATATCAAGAAAGCAACCGGCGCCGGCGACAAGTTTGCGCGTATGGCAACAGAAGCATATGACGATGTAAGGCTTATGACTGTTCCAATGGAGGATGTTTCAAAAGCCGCGGTTGGGCTATTTAATGATTTTACCAATTTTAGCATGGAAAATGAGAACGTTCAAAAGCAGCTTACAAAAACTGTAGCAGTTTTAGGACGATGGGGGGTCAGCGCCGATTCAGCTGCAAAATCAATGCAATTTGCAAATAAGGTTCTTGGTCAAACGCCCTCTGTTGCTGGTGAGACGTTACTAGAAATGGAAGCATTAGCAGAGGACATCGGAGTGGCACCGTCGAAACTTATAGATCAGTTTGCTCAAATGGGCCCACAATTAGCTAAACTTGGAGCCGCCGGCGAAAAAGCTTTTAAAGATTTAGCAAGAGTTTCTAAGATAACTGGTCTTGAGATGGAGAAATTGTTAGCTATTACTGACAAATTTGATACTTTTGAAGGCGCAGCCGAAATGACAGGTAAGTTAAACGCTGCTTTGGGCGGAAACTTTGTCAATGCTATGGACTTAATGACTGCCACAGATCCTGTTGAAAGATTTGATCAAATTAGAGGGGCAATTGAAAATGCCGGCTTAAGCTTTGATGAGATGTCATATTATCAAAGAAAGTTTTATGCTGATTCTCTCGGATTAAGCAATGTTGGCGATTTAGCATTATTATTGAGTGGTGACATGTCGGCTCTTGGAGATGATATTGGAAAAACCTCATCAGACTATAAGGATGCAGCTCAGCGAGCACAAGAGATGGCAACGTTGCAAGAAAAACTGCAAGCAATTTTGATGGAATTTGTTCCAATACTTTTGCCAATACTAGACAAGCTTCATGAATGGCTAGATGCTTTTATGCAGGATGAGGAGGCCATCGAGGAGCTTAGAACTGATATTGAAAACTTTTTTGATAAATTACAGTTGCTTGGAGATTGGTTAGACTGGATAGTGAAACATTGGAAAGAAGTTCTGGGAGTGTATATCCTTATTACTCAAGCTGGCCCTTTGGTGGCTGGAGCGCTGGGAGTTATCGGAAGAGCGCTAGCGAGACTTGCTTTTAAGCAGCAAAAATATGCTAAAATCAGCAAAAAAACCATGAGAGCTATGAGAATGCAAATTCCCCTGATGCTCTCCCTTGGCGCCGCCGCTTTTATGATTGGCGCAGGTATTGCAATTGCCGCGTTAGGCCTTGCAAAACTTGTGACGGCTTTTAGTGGGCTTGGGGCCGCTGCCGAACCCGCCGCATATGCGGTAATTGGATTCACCATAGCGTTTGGAGCATTGATGCTTTTATTAGCCGGTATGGTTACCGGCCCACAAGCCGTGATTGCCGCCGGCGCCGTAAGTTTACTGATGGCCGTGGGATTCGCAGCTCTGATGATGGGAGGCGGTGTTGCTTTGGCGGCCATAGGGCTTGCAGAGATGTTAAAGGCTATCCCGGCTGAGGGGCTTAGCAGGCTGGAGAAGTTTGCTGAAGTAATGGCGAAGGTGGCTTTTTCTTTAACTCTTTTAGCCGGCGCCTTGGTGCTCTTAGGGCAGCCTTTAGCTGTGGCCGGCGCCGCCACCATGGGCGCCATTGCTCTTGGCTTGGGTGCCTTAGCTAATGTAATTATGGATAAGATTGAGCCCTACATTAAGCCATTGGCAACGATTCTATCAGCGATGCAAGATATTGACGCCGCCGGTATTGGCGATGTTGAGACTGCGTTTGAAAATATCACCACCAGCATCAACAAAATACAAGAAGATGAAGCCAACGCTATAGCAGCTGCATTAAATGCGGCTTCATCGGCTCTTACGGCTGCTAAAGTCCTTGGTCTAGGCAATGCTGTGGTGTCTGGCGCTGCAGCCGCAAAACAACAATCCACTAGCACGCCATCCAAAGATGCGGGCCTGAAAGAAAAAATAGAACTCCAAATTACGCTCGATGCCGCTCAAACAGAAGAATTTCTTAGAGGGAAGCACGTCAAGTTTACTGGCGAGCAAGCCCAGGCCGCAGCATTTGGTTGGGCCCCTGCTCCCACTACTGGTGGGGGCGGGTGATAAAAAATCCCAAGAAAGGCCTATATAATAATGGAGAACTTTAATGTCTGATTTTTTTAATACACAGAAGATTGATAGGCTTGAAATAGATGCTAAAAAACGGCAAAAGAAGATTCAAGATCTTAAAAACGATCCTGCAACACGACAGCGGTCCGCGCTCGTTCCGCGAGATGATCTATTAAACACTTATATTGACGGAAGTGACTCGCTTGGCAATAAAGGTTTTTACGTTGGCATTCAGCACGTACCAAGCGGCAATACAATTAAATTCAAAGCATTTATAACTGCATTTAACGAAACTTTTTCCTCAGATTGGGCAACTGAAACTGTTTATGGTAGAGCTGACCCAATTATGCTTTTCAAAGCAACGACCCGAAGAATCTCTATGGCTTTCAAAATCCCTGCAGCATCACTAGGTGAAGCTTATGAAAACTTAGATAAGGTGGGAAAATTAACACAATATTTATATCCAAACTATTTGGATCTTGGAAACGCAAATACGATCTCGCAAGGACCACTTGTCAGACTTGAGCTTGCAAATCTATTGAGACGAACTGATTTAATGATTACGCCTCATCAGACGGATCCATTTCTCGCAGAACCTGAAAATGGGAATGCTGGAGAATCGTTGAAAGATTTAAAAGAGAAAGGCGCCACTAAGTGGTCTAGACAAAATGGCGCAGATTCGGAAAAAAAAGAATCAGCGGGTCTTCTTGGCGCAATAACAAGCCTTTCCATTAATCACAATTTAGAGACAGATGCTGGTGTTTTAGAAGTTGGTCCCGCTGGCATGGAGGGCAAAGGAGCGGCCGCTCTTTTGCCAAAATTGATTGAAGTTAATATTGACTTTATGCCAATTCATGAACACTCTTTAGGGTGGAGAACCGTAGGAGAAGAAACTTATTTTGCTTTTGATGGATTCCCTTATGGTACAAACATGACAAAAACAATAACTGAGGCCATAAACGAAGGTCTAGATCCCAGCAAGCGCGCCAGCGCTCAAGACAAGCTATCAGCCAAAGCTCAAATGCAACAAGCGCGTGATAATGAAAATGAATCAGGCTTTCAAAATGCAGCTGCCCGCTGGAAAATGACAAAAGACGCTTTTGGGCGCCGTAAAGCCGCCATGAGTTCTACAATTCGGGGAATAAAAATTCCTGGCAGTGAGGGCCCGGCGATTGAGACTGTAGGATCTAGGATAGACGATCGTCGCGACCGAAAGGCCGCAGAAGCCGCCGCCAAAGCCGAGCGTGAAAGAATTGAAAGCGCCGTTGATAAATTTATAGATATAAATTAATAAAGGAATAATCATACAATGCCAACAAGATATAATCGCAATACTATTCTAACCAACGACAGTGAGTTTTATGCCCCTCTTAGATCAACGCGCGATCTCAAGATGATTCGGCACTATCCAACACAATTAATATGGAATCCTGTATTAGCCGATAGAATGGCGATAACTACAAATTCTCACATGTGGAAATATGGAAATCGATTTTATAATCTGGCACATACTTATTATGGAGATAGAAGATACTGGTGGGTTATAGCGTGGTGGAATGGCGTTCCCACTGAGTCTCACTTAAAGCTTGGTGATGTAATTGAAATTCCTGTAAATATACAGGACGCTTTAAAAATCTTAAATGTATAATGTATAATAGACAAAAGATATTTTGGAGTAATGAATAATGGGAACAACAGCAGCTGAATATTTAGAAGCTTCGCACTCAAAGTTTGATAAAGCAAAGAAAACTCTTCAAGATAATGCTATGGATTGTTATAACAAAACTTTAGCTGCTATGGAGGCTTACAACAAAGCCTCCAATGCTTTTTTCGGTGGTGAAAATCCTGCGAACAGCGGCCAGCCTAACTATTTTGCTACGCCCGCCTGGGTTGATGATTCCGCCGCGAATTCCTGGTACGACACCCTAGACGCCACCGACAGAACCAGATTTAGAGGCCTCTCTACAGATGAAGTTATAAACTTTAAAAGCACAAAAGGGTCATTGAACCTGGGCGACAACCGGCACTTCTACAAGGGGACGACGTGGATGCAAGGGGAGGGCGCGACCGGGGACGCTATATCGCGCTATTCAGAATTCAACAACGTCGCTTTGCTAGCAGATCCTGGCCCATGGAAGAATGGCACGTGCGGCCGCGACTATCTTATGGGCTCTTTATTCTGCAATTCAATAGCAACCGCTCAGCATAAAAACAATGGTTTTTGGACCGAATGGGTTGCCAACCCGATGACGACCGATGATATTCTTAAGTGGGAAGCAGCGGAGTTTCCATCAGATGTGTACGAGAAAATGCAAGATCTTTTTCACGGCACTCGTAACCCACTTGAAGGACCCGCAGATGGAAGCTTGGCTAAATTTGTTGCAGTTGACACAACTACCATCAATGGCCCACCATCGTATGATGATTTTAATAGCACAGAGACAAACGATACGGCTCTTGTGCTAAACAGTCCATATAATCTTGTAGCTAAGAATGGACTTGGTGCTGGATCCGACGCCTCCGCATTTAAGCTGGGCGGCCCCGATAACTGGCCCCGCAGCACCGTCGCCGGCCAAGGGCTCAATTATGTAATAGCTGATGGCACTAATATTACATCGTACAATGCAAGTGACACTGGAAACAATGGCCGCATGCATGCGTCAGCATGGCCAGTCAAAGGCTCATCTTATAACTCCACCCTCTCTAAAGCCTGGACCACGTATGCAAATCAGTATTATGGCGAATTCAACTCTGACGACTATAGAACCAGCTTCAAAATTGATCAATTAGGCAACCAAAATAAAGCGACCCAAGCAGCAGTTACTAAATATGCGGCCTATAACGCGGTTGGGGACTTTTATTATAAGAGGGGGGCGACCGCCGGCTCACATGGCCCGGCGATGCTGGCACACCCCGCACGAAAAAAAGCCGATGGTGAAGTTGGAAATCTTGGGGATCCCAACTGGACCCCTAAAGCAGAGCAGATTCTCCAACAGTCACTCGCGAGAGAGGGCCAGTACGCTGCCCCCATATCAAATGGCCGATGGACGGGCTACGGCAGCTGGTGGATTGCGGGTACAATATTTGAAGCATTTTATTGGGGCCCCTGGCGCTGTCCTGATACCTTTAATTATTGGTTTGCAATAGGCACGCGTCATATCAATCTTTGTGAATATAAGCCAACAGTCCAGAGTGGCTTTAAGAAGGCCACGCGTGCCACCCGATACGCCGTCGCCAAAGGGGTGCACCCTGAAAAAGGCGCAAGCTCTTTCAACACTCTTGGTCACGACAGGGGGCAGTTCGGCGCCAAGGAGAAGACCGTAAACGCGAAAGGTCTTATTTATAAGCATGCTAAATGGGAAATTATGCTTGATGCCTATAATTACATGCGAAAAGTCTCTGAGGATTTGTGTGAGGCTGTTTCCTGTTTTTTTAGATTAGATGTCGCATTAAGAAAAGCAGAAAAAGAGTTGGTTGAGGCTAACGAAGACATAGTATCGGGGGACGTCCCCGACGACGTAGATCCTCCTACCGCAGATGATAAAGCTTCAGCAAAAGCATGGCTAGAATACCATGAGTCCTTAGACGGCGACATCGGACGTTTGGGAAGTGGCTATCACAAGAAGATGATGTTTAAAGAACAATGCTACCTTCTTTCCAATATATTTACCATTGCCAACTACAAAAAAAATGTTCTTGACAGGGCCCAGATTTTCATTGAAAGTGAATACGATAAGCTCTCAGAGGCGGGGACACTAACAGATAGCAAAAAATTTGCGCTTGAGGCTGGGCTCAGTGCCGGCAAAGCTATTCAAACAAAAAATAGCGATCCTCCTTATAGTCTTTTAATAGATGGAGATTCTTATGGATTTATCAATAAGTTAACACAAAATCCAAATCAAGTTAACTTGTTTAACATGCGTAATCATGACATTTCAACACTGCAGCCACAAATAAGGCTATATAAAATTGGATATGATGACGACGATAAGGCTGGGGAAATAGAGTTCAAATTTGACAGTCACCACAATCAAAGCAAAGAGCTGCAGTCTGCCTTAAAAAACCGCAACAAGAGAGGTTCCGGCACCGGAGTAAAAACTTTTTCTTTTACTTACGACGGCAGCAACCCATTCTCAGCCAAAAAAAGCATTAGAGCCAAATTGACAATATTTGCCAATACATTTGATGAACTTTTAGAATGTAAAGGTAAGTGCGATGAAGATAGTGGACCTTTTGACGGCTATAAATATGTTGATTTAGCCTTAAAAACAAGCAATACACAGAAAATGAAATCCACCGACTGCAAAGGAACCAACATTAGAAAAAAATTAAACGATGAATTATCAAAATTAAACTTTCGACTTAAAGCAGTTATAGGGTGGGCTTTTCCAAAAGGCAACACTTCTCATATGACAGATGGCGTGAAAGATGCAATTTATGATTCTTTTGTTACTTTAAATTTAACTCCAACAACTCATGATTTTTCTTTTGATGAAATGGGGCGAGTCACTTTTACAATAAATTATTTAGCATATGTTGAAGACTTTTTTGATCAAACAAATTATAATGTTTTTATGGCCACTAAAGACTCTGCTGTTATTGTTTACAATCAAATTAAGAGAAATCTTGAATATGAATATTGGTCTGATAAGTGTGAACCTGATCAGCTTAATAAGATTAGAAAAAGCTATTCAGAGCAAATACATGAAGAAAAAAGAATACTGGTATCCCAGCTAATTATGGCGATGGAGGATCAGGCTAAAATTTATTATATCACCATGCCGTATGAGGGACTAAGAGATTGGATGTCAAAAGGCCCATTCGCCTCAGACAAATCTGAAGCTGCGGTTTTAACAAGCGCCCAGAGTGATTCTGCTTTGCGCACTAATATAGGCAAGGCCTTGAAACGATGGAACGGGCATTCTAAAGCACGATCTGTTGCTATGAGTTTATCTGTGACCGATCCGAACAACGCAACTATTCCATTTTTCTACTTATGTGATTTAGTTGATTTGGTAATTCATGGTATTCAAACCTCATTAAAAACTTTAACTGATAAAAAATATAGCGGCGGCAACGTTAATAAGTGCGTGGCGGAGCTAAAGAAAAAAGAATTGCAAAAATCACTCAAACAATTTCAAAGATACAGAATTATTTTAGGCCCAGTGGAGATTGTAAACCAAAAAAACGCTTTAGAGTCCGCTCACGTTAATTTTGGAGATATGCCAATTTCAGTTAAATATTTTGTAGAATGGCTAACAGACAAGCTAGCTAAAAAACAAGAATCTGTTTATCCACTTGGAAAATTTATGAATGACTTAATGCAAGGTCTTGTTAGAAATTTTTTAAATAACGATGGTTGTTTTAATTACTCTATTAAGCAAAGAACGAGCTTGCAACAAGCCGCTGTCACTGCGTATAGGTATACAGAACTCGAAACAATAAGCCATGAATATGCATATATTGCCGCATCACAACACAATACCGGGGGAGCTAAAAGAGTTAAATATTATGGCGGGTCCACTAGTCGTGCCACTCCAGGAGTTTTAGCAGGCGTGCATGCGGCGGATGGCACCATGACCAAGCAGGGTGAAGAAGGCTGGCCGCTATTAAATGTATCTGGCAAGCGCCACGAAAACGATGGAGGGCACGGAGGGGTTGAAAATGAAGATAATTATTTAATTTTTTATGCCGGCCGAACACAGCCGCTTGAGAAGATGACAGGAGATACAGCCACTGACGCTCAAGCAGGAATCATGCACTATGTTCTGGGCAAAGATAGGGGTATTATAAAAAATATTTCCTTGACCAAAACAGACACAAAAGGCCTTGCAGAAGTTAGATTTGAACAAGAAGGCTTTGATGGCCTTAAGCAGCTGCGCGTTGTATATGATGTAAACATTGACACATATCCTAATGTACAGGCTTTTCCTGGCACTTATATATTTGTTGATCCTCGCGGCTTTGCCCCTTCAACAAATTTAAAACCCGATGACGAATTAAACTTGACACAATATGGAATCGGCGGGTATTATATGATTATTAGATCAGAGCATACTTTTGGTTCTGGGATGGCAAACACTCGCATATTTGCAAAATGGGTTAATCACTTGGCCCATGAACCTGATGAGGATGCATCTGCTGACGATTATAAACCTAGTAAGTGCACTACATTAAGGGCGTACAAGAACATAGATTAAAAGGAATTTTGTGATGTCAAAATATTATAAAGAAAGCAATCGGGAAGGAACAAGAGAACTTTTTTACAAGAGGGTAATGTATAAATCCTATGTCTATGACGTTCGCAACGAGATTCCCAGAAGCCGCGACCATATAGTTAATTTTACGGTAGCGGAAAAAGCCTTATATGGTCGCGTTGGTATTGATTATCTAACAATAAAGCCTGTTATACACAATGAACTGCAAAAAAACTTTAATAGCACGCTGGTATCCGGCCAAATTCCCATGAAAGCTCTTAATTTTGTCGTGGATGCATTTACTGATATGGCGGTAGAGTTCAAAAAATGTATGCTTAAAGGTCAAATAGACAATTCAGATACTTACTTGTCAGAACTAAAGGTGTACAAAGCACAGGAAGATTTTGACAATCTTTATGCTCGACATTTGCGCATCTATAAAGATGCTATTTTTAATAATTTCAGAGATGAAGATGAATATGTTCTAGACTTTGATGAATTTACAAAAAAACTTATGTCCATGGTGTTAAGATCATCACGAAGATATCCGTTAACACAAGCAGCATATGGGAAAAGTAGGCTATGTCCAATGGGTGTGTCGGGCCTTGTTGTTGAAATTGCTGATCTTGAATATGCCAATGATAGCGAGAAGCTCGCATCTTTTATGTCTAGCCCGAATTGGGACTTCTACATTAACGCGGCTAATAAGTACGGCTTTATGATCGATTTCAACGCTCCATGGCGATTGGTGGCAGATATAAAATCAACAGGAATGCTTGCTTACGCTAATACATATAACGTCGGTTCATTTGCTGCAATAATGGCCACTCATTATGAAAACGCATATATTAAGCACTATGATAATTTCAAGCGCGATCTTTTAAGCATATACAATAGAGTAAAAAGAACAAAGATTGAGCCCATTCAATGTGGGGGCGAAACAACATTAAAGGAGAGCCGTCCGATTGAATATTTTTCCATGATTGATTTTGATAAACAGTTTGGTCACGAATATTTTTTGGAATTATATTTTAAAATTAGAATAGCAGAAGAAGAATCAAATTTTGATCAAGCAAGCCAGGACAAGCTAATAAGAGATTGCTTGAAAGTATACACTTCACATGGAGCAAATGATGATTCTGCACGCCGGGCTTTAGCTTTTTTTGAAACTATTTTGAATCATCCATTTGACTACAGAGGATCTTTGAGTTATATTATTAATGAAGTAGTTCCAAGACGAAAAGCGACAGAACTAGAGGAGATAGGCGTTTTTGATGACGATGAGGGCGAACCAATTCAAGTTACAGGCACTGCCGCCGGCGGCGGGGGAACCACTGGAGGCGGAGGTGGCTATTGATATTTCAAGCACTTGATGATAAGTCAGAATGTGTTGGAATTTACGCAGACGGCAAGCTGTCGTTTGAAAACTTTCCAGATGATCTAACAAAGACTTGGCGTTACAGCGCATCTATCACAGATCCAGCGGTGGAGTATGCCTGGATACGTGCTGGAGGGCGCAATATCACCGATTGCTGCCCAGAAGATTTGTGTAATGAACTTCAAGCTACCCAAAGAAAAATGAAGGCTTATTTAAAGTCCTTCAAGATTGCCAAGGTTAATATGGCGGATCATTGTGTATTTGATTTGATTCCTCACGACTTCCTTGTCCAGTTCTGCGAGATCAAAAATAAAATCACAGAGCACGTCTTTGAGACATACGACAAGCCAGACAATTACGAGCACCTAGATAGCGTGTACAGGCTTCTTCATAAGATTCGCTATCAGAAGCTCAATCTTAACAGTGAAGACTGTAAGCACCTCTTCTATTCTTCAATGAACCGTCAGAAAATCCAAGAGCTAATGAAGAATTACCAACGCATTGATTACAACATGTTTGGAACAATCACAGGGCGCCTATCAACACATCCAGGCTCTTTTCCAATTCTGAATTTGAAGAAAGATTTGCGCCGCATAATCAAGCCTCACAATGACTTGATGATGAGTCTTGATTATAATGGCGCCGAGATTCGCACATTGTTAGATTTGTGCGGACAACAACAGCCTCCATACGACGTGCACGAATGGAATATTCAAAATGTTATTGACGACCTAACAATGACCAGAGAGGAAGCAAAGTTATACTTTTTTGCATGGCTGTACAATCCAAATTCAAACGATATTGAATCGGAATATTATGATCGCGAAGAAGTGCTTGATAAGTATTATAAAAACGGATATATTCATACACCATATGGCCGCAAAATTAAAGTGGAGCAGAGAAAAGCATTAAATTACTTAATCCAAAGCACAACGTCTGATCGTGTTTTAGAAAAGGCAGTTTTGATTGACAAAATGCTTGAGGGCAAAAAATCTTTTATCTCGCATGTTGTTCATGATGAAATTGTTATTGATTATTCGGACGAAGACCGTGACATGGTAATTGGCATTAGAGATGTTTTTGAAGATGGCTATATGGCTAACTTACGTGCTGGAAAAGATTACTATAATTTAAATGAGTTAAAGTTATGATATCGATTGTTGGTTTAGGAACCGCGGCCTCAAGAATTGCTGAAAAATTTAAGCAAACAAAAAATTATAATGTGTATATGATGAACAAAGAAGTTCAAAGAAACTCAAAATACAAATTTAAATTAAAATCGCATGACACTCCAGAACAATACGAAAAGAATATACCGAATGTTAAAAAGTTTCTTTCTCAAGTGGACGATCGTATTCAATTTTTTATAGTCGGCTCGTCCTTTAGCTCAAACTACTCACTTGGAATATTAGAGCAAATTAAAGACAAAGAGGTGGACGTTTTTTATATTCAGCCTGATGCGGAATTGATGACAGGTGTGCCAAAGTTGTTAGACAAAGTAGTGTTTAGTGTCTTGCAGCAGTACGCCAGATCTGGTCTTTTAAAATCATTTACGCCTATTTCAAATGTAATGGTAGAAAAATCAATTGGTGACATTCCCATTAAAACGTATTATGATAAAATAAATGACTCAATCTTTTCAACAGTTCATTATGTAAACTATTTTAATCATGCCGAGCCTGAAATAGGAATGACGTCTAGGCCACTAGATATTAATCGCATTAGAACTTTTGGATTGCTAAATGTTAAAAATCTTGAAGAAAAGTGGCTTTATAAGCTTGACATGGAACGAGATGTATGTTATTATTTATGTATCAATAAAGACAGATTAGAAAACGAAGGGGGATTACATAAGAAGATTGTTGACTTGCTAAAGGAAAAGCCTCGCAATGCATTTCGCAAAATTTCTTATGCAATTTATGAAACAGAACACACAGATTTTGGGCTCTGCGTTGCCCACACTAACGCAATACAAAATTACACTTGACAAGCTACGTTGAGTGTTATACAATAGGAATCAAGGAAAGCTTGATTTACTTTACCCAACAAATAGGAGAAATTAAAATGGGAATTGATATGGAACTGATGCGAAAGAAGCTCGCATCCCTTCGCGGCGAAGGAAACAAGGACGCAAACTCACCCTGGTTTAAGCCAGATGAGGGCGATACAGATATTCGGATCGTGCCGACAAATGATGGCGATCCGTTGAAGGAAATGTTCTTCCACTATAACGTGGGCGAGCATCGCGGGGGAATCCTCTGTCCAAAGCGCAACTTTGGCGAGCACTGCCCCGTGTGTG